TTAGTTGTCGATCATACCGTAATGACCGGCAAGACAATTAGTTGGTGATTTGATCGCAAAACTCCAAATGAAACCTTTATGTGTATGGTATTTAGGTGTTTTCAGACAGCATAATCTCACACATGTGCTATTGAAGCCATATTCATTGACAGATTTTAAGCTTGAATATCTACGTATTAAATTCCCATGCTTATCAAACTGATTTACTGGTATCGCCACAGGATTATCGTCTCCTTTCCTGTTTACTCTAAGTCCCATCTTATATGAATGGGCAGTATTTTCAGACCTATTTGACCATTCCAGATTTTCTATACTATTATTCGACTTGTCTCCGTCAATATGATTGACTTCTTTGCGGCCGTGTGGATTGTCGATAAAATGAATTGCGATTAGAGAATGTATTCGTTTCAGTATTTTTTTAGCATTTTTACTAAGTAAAACTTCTGGATATCCAGACCTTCCAATTCTAATCTTTCTTATTGTCCCTTTATAAAGTCCAGAAGTTGTGCCTTTTTGATCTGGATTTTTATAATGAATAACCCTATCTAAACTCCTAACCCTACCAAGGTTACTTATCTGGTAAAATCCTTCAAATCCTCTTATGTCCTTCCAGATTTCCTCTTTCATATTTATAAAGATAATTAAAATCCACTAAAGCTATGAAAGGTAAAACATTAGGATGGGCGTAATTAACTATCAAAGAACTGATTTATATTCACTTTCAACTTCTTTCTTAATACCATCATCACCTCAAAGTTTAAGTCCTGCATATCCCGTACCATGCGGCTTGCGCTCATTCTGGTTATCTTTGCTTCTCGAGCCAGGTCGGCCGCAGTCCAGTCTGCTTTATCAAGGATTATTTTAAGTTTTTCTCCAGGGGTCATTATTATTTAAAAAGAATCGGATTTTGACTTAACTATACTATCTTTGAAGCTATCCAAAAAAGTAATAAATTTATTATTTATCACTTTTACTGTTCCTTCCCATTTCTCTTTGTTCTTCTTTTTCCTATAATTACTATCAACAGTTTCTAAAGGGGTTGTATATCCGGAGGTATATCTTGTAGAACTTGTTTCATTACCTAAATCGTAAAACCTAATTCGATATTTACCATCTTTGCAGTCAATTTGAACAGTAAATTTTATATCTAGCAATATTCCCATCATAGAGCCTTTTTTGAAATAAGAAATTGTAGTGTATCCCTTTCCTATTAATTGACCTGTAGGCTCATTTTCCGATTGTATAACCGAGTTCGCGCTTTTGAAAGCGTCAGCAAGCCACTTTTTTGAAGCTCCAAACATCTCTGATTTTGATATGTTAGGCATTTCGTTGACCTGCTCGTAAATTATTTTTCCATCACGATAAGGCAGTGTAGCGTTTGCCGTATCTAATTGAGCATCACAGACTACAGGAAATAACAATAAAACTAAAATCAATTTATTCATAACGTTAATTTATTTGGTTAAATACTTTTTTAATTCAGGCCTTAAGGACAGCCATTTATTGTTTAAGCTATCAATTACATTGACTGATAGTCTGCTTTTGACATCTGTACCCAATGAATCTGTCAAACTAAAATAATCTGATTTCGATACGCTATTTTTTAGCATGGCCTCCGTTTCTTTGAGTGCTATAAATGCTAATACCGCCTTATCATAAGCAGACGTGTCATTAATAGCCATAATAGTGTCCGATTTGACATTATCAATCATTTCCGTCCCAATTACATCTAATTCTTTTTGAAATATCTTGATCTCATATGTTAATAATGGAGTGGGTTTTGGCTTGCAAGAGGCCAATAAAAAACAATAAAATAGAATAATGACTAGCGTTTTCATTTGTTAATTTTATGGTCTAATAATTGGGCTTTTTAAGTATATCGGTAAGTAGGCAAAGCTTACGTATTGACTCTTTTTTTATAGTGACAGGTGAATATTTCGGTCGTCCATTCACAACTTCGCTTTGATTATCGCTCCAAAGAATAACATCTTCTTCATTTTCGGAGGCCAACAGTCTTTTAAAGTTTCGATAGTCACCCCATTCAATGTAGTATATTTCACCCCACAGAATGTCGTTAGCATTTTCTATTGGCCTTAGAACACACCACGCACCGTTTTCTAACGTAGGATACATGGAATGACCATAAACAGGCAATGCAAAGCTTTTCTTTGTGGATCCTGGAATGGATAGATGACCTACGACCTTTATATCGTTGGGATCATTATACATTTCAATTACCGAGGCAGAAGCAGGAAAATTATACATGGGGACTAAGGGGTAAAGTTTACGTTCTGTTACATAACTTTTTTCTTTAGGTGATGATGTGTCTTGCTCCGATATGTCTATAGTCGGTGTTTCAATATTGTTTATATCGCTATTTGAGCCAGATTTTGAGATTATAGTCGGCTCTCCATCGCCGGTTTCTAGCCAGTGGATATTTACATTGTAAGAATTTTCTAATATACGCTTGGTGTTGGAAGATACGCCTACGCCAGGTTTTTCTCTAAATATATCAGAAAGCGTCCCTGGTTGTAATTTTAGAGCGTCTGCGAAAGATTTCTGGGTTTTAAATTCCAGTTCTCTCATTAGAATTTTAAGTCTTTGATTTTCAGTTATTTCCATTTTTATGTAAGAATTTTCTAATATTTTGTTGCAATGTTAGAAAATTCTAATTATATTTGTTCAACGAAACAATAAAACGAATATAAATAAATAATCAAGACAATGAAAGTATCACCGGAACTATTAGCTGAGATATACGGGCATCTTGAACATGGGGACGTACAAAGTATAGCAACTCAGGTTGGGTTGCTTAGAACTAAGGTAAATCGTGAATTGACCACGCTAAAGGATGAGTATCCTGACGAGGTTATTAACGCGGCCATAGCAAGAATTGAAGTTAGGGGCATCACATTGGTTCATAAAAATCAATTAGCGTCTGCATAGCCATGAAAATAGCCTACCTGTATACCGATGTTCAGAAGCCTGAGAAAAAGGAGCGTAAACCCTCTAAAAAAGAGGTTGCCTTAGCCAGGGCTTCAAGATGGGCAGAAATACAGAGCCAGCGAAACTACAGGGCGTTCCTAAAGAAATATGCAGATAGGATATCAGCTGTAAGAGAGGTGTTCCCAGAATGGGTTCCAGACAGACCAATTAAGAAATAAAAAAGACCAGAATCGTGCGGAAACTGGCCTAAGTACTCAAATAATAAATTTTTGAATCAACAACGAAGGTATGAAAAACTTTGCAATTCACCGCCAAATAAATTTCAAAACTGATGAAATATCCCTTCATGGTCGGCTGACTAAAGAAGCTATCAGGATTTTACTAGCTAAAATTAAAACACGCAAGTCATGAATATAGATCAACTGGAAATGGATTTATGCCGTCAACAGGCCGTAATAAGCCTTATCAAACGATCGGCAGACAAAGCTAAGCATATAGCTTGTAGCAGTTACTACGGCTTGTTTGAACCGGACGCTCAAAGAAAGATTGAAACCGATAAACAAAACAAGGTAACCGAAAGGCTGGTGAATTATCTACGGTCATTAAAAGTAAAGGAGGCTAAATCATGGATTTAACACCATACAAAAAGCAGCTGAACAGCCTTAAGCAGTGCATCGTAAATGTTGAGTTGGCAATGACAGCATATAGAACAGCTGAGGAAGCTTGTAGCTATGGTATGGCAGGCGCACACGTCCGGGCAGAGGAAGCGAAAGAGCGTTTGGAAATGGCTCAGGATACACTTCGCAGGCAGGCCAGAATTAATTTCTTACTAAACCAAGAAGTAACAGCATGACACAGAAAACTGAAAAACTGGTACGCACCATAGGATTGGTGCTTATCACTGGCCTGGTGATTTATGCAATCGGAGCCGCAATGTACAGGGATTTAACATTATCAATTCAACTTGGCTATGACTTTTAAAACCGACAAACAAAACGAGTTCAAGAAAGACCCGCTAAGGGGGCTTGAATACAGGCAGGACCACAACGATAAGCCTTTCCCGTTCGTCCAGGTATTTCTTTACATCCTTGTCATAATGTGCGTTGTGATTTGTGTAAAGATGTGCAAAGACAAGCCGGAGCCAGTAAGTATGGAACAACTTAATGCCGACAGAAGATGAAAGTATTTGAAGAGGTAGAATTTCAGGTGCCCACATCGGATGTGCAGCGCAAAGACTTTATCCGGGTCCTGAAAATTGCAGGGATAACTGCAGCAGTATTAATCATTATTACAATAATCTCAATAAATATAAAATAATGGAAGTAGTAGAAGTAATAAGTGAAAATTCACTTGCAACGCTGGTAAAAGCGGAAATAGACACGCAGATTGCCACAGCAAAGGCATTCCCCAGATCAATCAAAACATTTATCGACAAGGCAATCAGCATAGCCACAGTAAACGATAATGTTGCTGCATCTTGTTCCTATTCATTACCAAGGTCTGGTAAAACTCTGGATGGTCCATCGGTTAGGCTTGCAGAGATCGTATGCTCAACTTATGGCAACGTGAGATCTGGTGCCAGGGTTATTTCCAATGATGGCAAAACAATAACTGCTCAGGGCGTGTGCCATGATCTTGAAACCAACAACTGTGTGACGGTAGAGGTAAAAAGGAAAATTACCGACAAGCATGGCAAAACATTCAGTGAGGATATGCAGGTTGTCACTGGTAATGCCGCTTGCGCCATAGCATTCAGGAACGCTGTATTTAAAGTTATTCCTTCTGCATTGGTTTTTGAGGTCTTTGATGCAGCCAAAAAAGTTGCCATCGGCACAGCCGAGACCCTTGTTGAACGTAGGGATAAAGCTATAAAGTATTTCAAGGATGAGGGCGTAAAAGAAGATCAAATCTGCGAGGTGTTAAGCATTAAAAGGGTAGAGGATATAGATCTTGAAAAACTTTATACCCTCAGAGGTATGGTGACGCTTATAAAAAACGGAGAAAGCACCATTCAGGATATTTTCCATAAGCCAAAGAAAGACTCTGTAGATAAGGAGGCTGAGCGCATGATCGCATTGATCAACGATGCCAAGTCAGTAGAAGATCTAATGGCATTGAAGAAAAATGTAAAAGAGCCTCAAATGCAGCTATTCAACAATAAACTGGAAGAACTTAACGCCCCTGCATAATGGATTTTTCAAACATACTATTTCGTGCTTCAAGTATTGGATACTTGATGACTGAACCAAAATTGAAAGCTGATAAGGAGGCTGGGAACCTTTCAGAAACAGCTTTAACACACATTACCGATGTGTTCATCCGCGAGAAATATGGCCGGCAGACTGATATATCAAACAAGTTTATTGAAAAAGGGCTGGCTGTTGAAGAAGATAGTATCACTCTTTACAGCAGGGTTAAAAAGACATTCTTTCAAAAGAATGAAGAACACCTTGAAAATGAGTTTGTAAAAGGGACACCTGATCTGTACACTGGCGAAAGCATATTTGAGGCGGACACCATAATAGACATAAAGAGCAGCTGGGACATATTTACCTACTTCCGAAACTTCGGCAAAAAGGTTAATGCTCAATACTACTGGCAGCTTCAAACATATATGTGGTTAACCGGTGCAAAATCGTCTGTTCTGGCATACTGCCTGGTAAATACTCCAGAAATGATGATCCAGGATGAGCAGAAAAAGTTATTCTACAAAATGGCCTGCTTGACAGAGGAAAACGATTTATACCGAGAAGCGTGCGCGCACATTGAACTCGCAGCAATTTATGACGATGTGCCTTTAAACGAGCGTGTTTTAGAGTTTCACATCGATAGGGATGATAAGGCTATAGAAAGCATAAAAGACAAGGTTTTAAAAGCTAGAAAACAGATTTCAATTCTTAACGAAGTAATCAGCAACAATCAGTTAATAACAGTTCATTAATTTATCATGGCAGAGGGCAAAGCATCATTTCTTTTATACGCAGACCTACTGCATACGGTAGAAAAAATGCCGGATGCAAATGCAGGACAATTGTTCAAGACTATACTCCAGTATGTCAATGACAAAGACCCACAGCCAGAAGATTTGTTGCTGCAATTAGTGTTTGAGCCAATAAAGCAGCAACTAAAAAGAGATTTGAAGAGCTATGAGTCGACGAAGGAGGATAGGAGCAGAAACGGTAGGATTGGGAACTTAAAGCGCTGGAATCATGATCTTTATATTCAGGTTCAGACTAAAAAAATTACGCTTGAAGATGCAGAAATTATCGCTAACAGTCGCAAAGCATCGCCCCCCGATAGTCAGCTATCGCCGACTATCGCAAACATCGCTGTTAATGTTAATGATACTGTTAATGTTAATGATACTGTTATAAAAGAAAAAGTAAAAAAAGAAATCCCCCTCCCATCAGATGTTGACAAGGAACTTTTAAAAAAAATAATGATTTGGTTCGGGTTTACAGAAACGGCAAATTTTGATAAGATGCGCGCCATAGCTGATTTTCTTAAATGCCTTATGGTTCAGGAAAAGGAAAGTTACTTCCGGGAGCAGTTCGAAGCTTACACTGAATTCAAAACTCTGGATCCAAAATTTAAGCACAACTTTTCAAATTTCATCGGGGATGCCGGGCAGTTGTACCAAAATGGGAAATGGAATGCTGAGAACTGGAAACAGAAATTGAAAGAGGAAAAGAAAAAAGTTTCGGGAAAAAAGGTTGAGCCGGTATCAAAATTTGAACAGCTGTCAGAAACTTTTAATCAAGTAGAAAACCCTTACATCAATGGAAATTCAGCTTTATAACCAAAATGGACTAGCCGGAATCCCGAAGCGGGAACTGGAAATCAGCGAGGCACTGGATAGCAGAATGATAAATGTTATCCCGGATGTTGAACTGTTTGAAATATTCAAATCAGCTGTGACTGCCGCATACGCCATAGCCAATTTTACGGCTCCAAAAGGTGTAGAGTACTCAGTAATGATCGACCAAGTTATGCGAATATGCAAAAAAACATATGGCACCATACGTGAAAATGAAGTAACTATTGCTATAACAAGAGGTGTTTTAGGTGAATATGGTGAGTTCATGGGACTGTCCATCAAATCGTTTACTTGGTTTGTAAAATCATACTTGGCAGAGGAATCAAGGATTAAAATTCTTGCAGAGCGTAATAAACCCAAAGAAACAAAGCCAGAGCCAACGCTTGAAGAACAGAAAAGGGATTTCATTCAGCGCCTGGAAATGCTTTACATCCTGCACATAATCGGTAAAACCATCCTTCAAACAGAGGCCACACACTATTTTGAAAAGCTCTGGGAGGCAAAAGTCATCCGGTTCACACAAGAGCAGAAGGATGAGCTGAAACGAAAAGCATTTGAACACCTTACTGCAGCTAAGAACCCAACGCTGTCAAAAACCAAAGATCAATACGATAAGCTGAAAACGGTGTACAATAGCTTTTTAAGCGCAGGAGTCGAAGGTAACGAGGTTAAGCGATATGCAATGTACCTGGGGCTTTTAAAGTGGTTTGACGACCTGAAAGCATTCGACAGGGAAATAAGAGACGAAATAGAGTATTAATCAATAAAAAAACCAAAACATGAAAAATTTATCTAACAGGCAGGGGTATCCAATGCTATTACAACTCGACCTTAAGGTCACTAAGCGCGATAAAGAAACTGGAACGTACTACGGATCAGGAACTATTGATTTCACAGATGATGAGCCTGCAAGGATAGGTGATGAACTAAAATACAATAACAAAACTATTGTTATCACTGAGGTTGTAGATCAGAGGGAAGCCAAAGGTTTACATCCTGTACCAGCCATATGGCAAAGGATTGTATGTGAATTTACCACGGCCGTAGCATAAATAACATGACAATCGTTGACCAGTACATACTTGACCACCGAGACGAAATGAACAACCAGCAAATGGCTGATAAATTGGGTGTGTCAGATGAATTTGTCAGGACCAGAAAGGCAAGGCTGAGTTTAGAGTCACAGCAGTTGCCAGTAAAACTGACAATCACTGCCAAGGAAGAAATATACGCTTTGGTTCAGTTCATTTTACAAAGAAAGTCAGGTGTACTGGTCGACATAGCCGAAAGAAGAATAAAGGATATAAACGCAAAACTAAGCTACTAACATGGAATTTAACAAGAAACTATACAAAGTAAGGCACTCAAGCGGAGGACTTACAACCGAGCTTTATACAAAGCAAGAGGCTATGCAGATAATATCTCAGCAAGGCGGAGAAATAGTGTCTGTTGAGAAAGGATGGGGTGGCTGCATGCCGACTGTGATTGTGGTTGTTGTGGCGCTGGCTTTAATTACCTGGTGGTTATGCAGCTGAATTATTCGCTAACCTTAAGTTTTGAGATGTTGGCACCTAACTCCTGTAAAACCTTTAAAGCGAGTTCTTCATCATCTCGCGTAATACGCTGCTTGTTAAGGCCAGTCAATTTGTTTGCAAGCTTGGTAGTTGCATGGTCTACGCCATACATAAGCCTGGCAAGTACTGCTTGCTTGATAATCGGGTTGTCTGTAAGGAACTGTTTCAAATCCATTCCACAAACCTATGAAATAAATGTAGAATAAACAAACTACAAAATGTAGAATAAATATAATACAAAATATTTGGAAATGTAGAATGTTTATTCTACATTTGAACTATCAAAAGCAATGAAGCTTTTGATTAAAGGAAAAAGAAGATGAATACTCAATATTTTTTAACAGAAGCAGAAAACGCAAGAATTGAATATGTTATCGCGTTAGACTCGGCCAAATTGTACGCTGGATCTAAATCACTAAAATCTTTAAAAAAAGATGCTGAGTTCATCAGATTAACCAACAAAGTTGCTTCTGCTAAAAAATTATGGTATGACTTTAATACTGCTGCGTTAATTCAAGCTAAACAAGAGCAAATACAATCAATATTAAACTAATGAAGATTGAAGTCGGCAAGAGCTATGTTACAAAGAACGGCTGCATAGTTCACATAAAATACAATTCAAATGAAATGGGATTTAAATATAATGTCCGTCCATATGGCGGAATAATAGAAGGAAGGGGCTCAGATTTCTTTACTGAAACTGGAATTTACAGTCTTGATAATCCGAACTCAGGATTCGATATAGAAAAAGAATTATAATAAAACCCGCCCCGCCCTGAAACAAAGGCGGGGATTTGAGGTGCCAGGGTATGGCAATTAAAACTTATCAAAATGTACAGAGCAAAATTTATCAGAACACACCACAACATAGACGAGTGGTTAGTATGGGGTAACGGTGAGCGGTTCTATACTGAATTTATGGCTGGAATAAGCCAACAAGAGGTGGAGGATTTTTATAACAATTAAAACCTAAAGGATATGAACGCAACCAGATTCAACAGATTAAAAACAGCTCTATTGGTTACAAAAACCGATTGGAAAATTTATGATAGATGTACAGTTATATGCAGGATAGCATCGGGTGAAAAGGCATATAAAGGAGCGTACAGCAATATCATTTAATAACATTCCCCCATCCCCCTTCATCCCCAGTAGTGGCGAGCGAAAAGGAAGCCTGTACAGCGATGTACGGGCTTGGGGTGGTAAAAGACGATACGATTATGAAATTAACAGATGAATTATGGAAGCAATTTGGCTTCAAAAAAGAACCATCGGTAGGCGGACAGCCAAGATGGTATTACAGTGGTTATTATTTCAACAATGAATCCGCTCTTCCGACTCCAGGTTCTGTAACAGCAGGAAAATTGAGTTTTCCAATCACGCTGGATCCAAAGAATTTAAAAAACGAACCCTCTACTGTTAAAGAGCTTTTTGACTATTTAGCGAACGCTATTTATATAGAAGGAGTAAAGAATGGTAAAAATGCGGTTAAAAGTGAGTTAAAGAGAATTTTAGATATTGACTAGAAATGAAAGACATAGCGCTATTCCTTTACAGCAAATCAGAGATAATGGCTAAGCCGTGGGCAGACTCCGGTATTGAGTGTCATTTATTTGATATGGGGATGCCAGACAGCCGTAATGGAAATATCATCAAATGGGGGGGGGATTTACGGATGAGGCGTAAACAATTAGGTGAGCTTTGCAGGAACAACAATGTGTTGGTGATAGCTTGTTTTTCGCCTTGTACTGATTTGGCTGTTGCCGGTGCCCGTCACTTTGAAAAGAAAGCCCTTAATGATTCAATGTTCTGGGCAGTTGCTATGGGCCTGTACTGGCATGGGGTTTTCCTTGCAGACTTCTTTAACATACCTTACTTCTGTGAGAACCCAAAAACAATGATCACTACACTGGATGACCGCAAACCAGACTTCAAGTTTCATCCCTGCGATTTTGGCGGCTATCTGCCGGAAGGGCATCAACACTGCTTGTTTCCGGAAATATATCCGGGCCGTGATGCTTACAATAAGGAAACTTGGATATGGTGCGGTAATGGGTTCGTTCCGCCTGTTAAGATACCCGTGTCTCCAGTAAGTAATGATTATCCGGGCTGGGCCAAATTAGGCGGTAAGTCTGAAAGGACCAAAGAGATCAGATCTGTTACGCCGGAAGGTTTCGCAAAAGCAGTGTTTGTTGCTAATTATAAATCAAACTTAAAAATAGCATAGACCCCATAACCGAACAAACTTAACCCCAAACAGGAATATGAAACTAGAACTAAAACACATCGCGCCTTATTTGCCTTATGGGCTGACTGTCTACGTAGATATACAGCAATACACAGGCACTGCAAAGGTAATTACTATGTCTTGCGAAGAAAAGGGTGTAAAGGTTAGGGCTGAAAACGGCCATATATTTAGCGTAAAAAGTGATAAACTTAAGCCAATCCTTTACCCAATGGATATTTTGTCGCCAACTGATATCTATGGCATCAAGAGTACATATCCGAATACACCAAACTTCGATTATCTCATTTCTGATGATAAGGTTAAGAGGTATCATTTTAAAAATGGGTTAGCCAACAGCTTCATTGAACATTGTGTAATAGTTGAGTTACTGCAAATGCACTTCGACGTTTTTGGCCTTATCGAACAGGGCCTTGCAATAAACATTAATTCACTGAACCAGGAGAAACCATGAAAAAATACGTCAAACAATGGGTAAAAGAAGAGAAGCAGATAATTAAGCTTCTATTCCAAAAAGGTTTTATGGATCGGAATTTCCCGGCTATAACCGAGTTGTATTGGGGGTATTATCGTCATGGCAAGAGGCAACGCAAAAGGTATCCTAAAAAATACAAGTTCCACGACTACTTACCGGAAGTACATCACTGGTCCCGCGACTACTGGGGCGAGTGTGACGAACACGCTGTCGTTCCGGAGATGATTGAGGGCTTGCACTGGACTAACCTGGTGGTAGGCAGTGAAGATTATGCCAAGAATGGCGGATGGGGAGAATCACTGTTTGTATACAAGGGCCGAAAATGGTTCATAAAGTACCTTAAATCTTTACCTACAGTAAATAGATCATCAAAAATTAATAGAGTGCTTATTAGAAACAGAGATTATTAAACCATGAAACAGAGATTTTATAAAGCTGCAAAAGAAATTGGAGCCGATATTATCAGTTATAAAACTTATCGCTCAGATATGGGATGTCAAGTCTATGATATTGTAACCAAAGATATGGACGGAGGTGTTCATGATTTTGCCGATAGCCTGTGGGTGGGTGGTCCAGAAAAGGATAAAGCCGATTTGATTGAGGCATTCAAGAAAGAAGTTAAGTTCAAAACATATAAAAGAGCTAAACCATGAAAGAAATAAAACAGGAGCAGGTATCCGAATTTACTTCTAAAGCAGTAAAACAGAGGTACGGAAAAGATTTAGAGGATCTACCAGCATTCTCTTCAGAACTTGAAAGCGCAGCTGGATTTGCTGATGGCTATAAGTCAGGCTTTAATGAGGCCATCAAGCAGCTTACCCCGCAGTTGGTGCCGGTAACACCAGGTACCCTTCCTAAAACCGGACAGCACGTTTTTGCCTTGCATAGGGCAATTAATGGAAATTTTATAAAGTGTGTTGCTGTTTATACTTCCGGTTGGGATTTAGAGGTAGATGCTGACGGCGATGAAGATCATCTTAACCACAAGCCTGATAGAAGTTATATGCCTGAAGGATGGTATGAATGCTGTGAGCAAATAGGTGGTGGTTATGACGAGGCATATCTTCCAAGAAATATCGTTTATTACCTGCCGGAATGTGCATTACCAGAAGCCCCAAAGGAAAGCGAGGTGCAAGGTGAATAAAACATTCAGAGAGCATAGCAAGACGCAATATGCTCCATCAAATAACCAAAGTTCGAACGAATCCATTAACACCGGATCGCTTCAACGAATTGCAGATGCTTGCGAACTAATGGCAAAAGACCGTCTGCAAATGGAAAGGGATTTAGCATGGTATAAATCCACCTGCGGAACGAGAGCCACACGAATAGCCAAACTTGAAAAGCAGCTTTCTTCTGCGCGCGGTGTGGCTACCAGGTACAAAAATCAGTTGAATGCTTTGAAAAAAGAAGGAGGTCAGTCATGAGTAGTTGGAATAAACCTACCCCAGAAGGAATAATTGAAGTGCCTGACGAATTGGATCCGCTTATCAATAAAGTTGGTATGCAAATAGGGTTCCTAACGATATCTGGGAAAAGTACAAATCAAACTATATGCGATATAGTCTACATCTGTCAGAGGTTTTTTAGAGAAAACCCAGAACTATTGCAGGAAGGAGTGAGCAATGGATAAGAAGTACACCACAATACCGATAAACTTAGATTTTGTTTTCGAGTTGTCGGATATGAACTTCAAGCAACTCAGACTTATGAAAGGTAAGACACTGCGGCAAGTATCCGCGGACACCGGTATAAGCAACCCGTATTTATCGCAAATTGAAACAGGCAAGATAGTCAACCTATCTTTCAAAACCGTGAGCAAATTACTGACTTACTACGGTTTTACCATTACCATAACAAAGGAGGCCACCAATGACTAACATCCACCAATTTGATACACCTGTTGCCTATCTGGCAGCGATAAGGGTGCCAGAGGGTGCAGACAAGGTTTGCATAAGTCATAATGCCGCATGGTATAACCTTTCTTATCGACAGCCTGGCGCTAAACCTATGCCGTTTGGCTGGACTCACGAAAAACTACCAGATGGTGATTGGACACTCTTAGGCTTAAACACAGGCCTCACAGAGGAACAGTGTAGGCTGGTGGTTCCGAAAGACCGTAGAGGCTATAAGCATTACTGGCGTGACAATGGGTTTGTGCCACGTGGTTTTAACGCAAGGTATAAATCTGCCCTTGAATCCATGCAATCCCTTCTAAGGAGAGAGCAGCTGGAAAGAACTGGCACGTTCGCAATTGTTTACAGATTAAAGGAGGGGGAGTGATGGAGACAGACTACATGATAGGCTATAATGATGGGTATAATAATGCAATAATTGATTTGTCACCAAAATGGATAGATGTAAGTAAAAGAACGCCTGAGTATGGTAAAAATGTAATTGTTTGGTGTGGAATATATGGACGTTATATATCAAAATACGTAGACACCGAAAATGGAGGCCAATGGAAATTCTATGATGGGACTTTTGGAGGATTGCCCCCTTTAAAATGGGCTGAAATACTATTACCAGAAGCGCCAACAGAGTAAAAAGCAAAATAAACGCCCCGGATCGGCTGATCAAACGTCGTAGATACCCTTAACCATGAATAATACATAAGGCAATTGGTCGCAGTGTTGTAAAATCCGTGTGCTTCCAGCCAATGTACGAGTTACACAAGGCACATCAGGCTACACAAATAGGGTCTATCGGATACCGGCCGGGGTTATTTAACCACACCAATTAAACAATAAACAAGATGAAAGCAGAAGAAGCAAGAAAATTGTCCCAAGAAAGCGAGGGGGCATTTAAAATGGCAATCACTGGAGCTATTAAAAAGATAAAAGAACAATGTTTAGAAGGCGAATTCTACGCATGGGTGGATTTGCCTGTTTCAGGAATACATGAAGAAAGGTTTAAGCGGGAATTGTGCCTATTAGGATATACCTGCGGTGATAGGCAAGCTGGTAGCATTAAAATAGGCTGGTAAGTTAGGAGATATTATAGTATGAAAACAAACGACCAAGCCAAGCAGGAGGCTATAAAAGCTGCTTACGGCAAATACTATGATGAGTTAAAACCTTATATAGGCCCAGATGGGTGGATAAATGGTGGTGATAAATTATATTCAGATTATTGTAGAAAATTTGAAGATATAGATTTTTCTAATCCTTTTGGAAATCAATCTTGGAGGCCCATTGAATTAACTAATCTGGAATCGAACAACGGCTGGACAAGGATAGAACCGGACGGAAGTAATTTGCCTGCCTGCGGACGGTTTAAAGTGTGTAATATCGATAAATTGGATTTATCAGAAGAGTCAAAATTAATATTGGCTCAAACATTTTCTGCTGACGCGGTATGCGAATATTTTAAGTATAAGGTGATTACCCACTACAAACCCATAGTTGAAGAACCTAAACCAATTTATTAAGATGAAAGATCAACCATTTAAACAACTAACAGCATACACTAACAATACTCCAGTAGTTGCATCCGGTAATTCGCAGATGCCACACACACCCACCGGAGAGGTGATGACGGTAAACGATGCTAAGGAAACAATTGCAAGACAATATAATTATAATAGCTGGTCGGAATTTTATCATCAGATGATAGGTGGCAATGTACGGGTAGCTTTTATATCGAAAATGTATGATGAATCTCATTACCTACATACTCAGCAATTCAAAGCCAGGGCAGAAGCGGCTGATCAGCGGGTGAAGGAGTTGGAGCAACAAGAAATAGACCTAAAAATCGCCGGGCAGAAGTTACATGGCTGTTTGCAGAATATAAATAGCCATGTTGAATTACCAGATTATTATAATGATTGGATAAGAAATGTTCTGAACGAAACAGACGAAATTCTTAGCGATGATGAGGGGGGGAACACAGAAAGGACCAAGCCATGAAACACCAAAAACTATTCAACTACATGCTCGAGGAACATGGAGTGATGCTCATGGAAAATGAACTTCAGGAGATTGTGAGGATTTGTAGGTCAGAAAGCAAGATTAATCTCCGTGCAGAATTCAAAGAATACATCGAGAAGCAAACATGCCTTACTGAAAAAGACAAGAATATTTTTAAGGGAGCAGTTTATGATTGGCTCTGGGAGGCACAGCCATGAAACCCCACCAGATCATACACCTGGCAGTAGGTATCCTTCGCATGCGTGACTGCATCCAGTTCCCGGCCGGCAAGGCTGGCAGTTTTTATTCGGAGAGTTTTAAAAGCTTGTTTAATTCATAAATAATCCGTATTTTATATAATAATTTAAGACATGAATAAAGTTGATAAATTGAGACAGAAAGAGGCAAACAAGCTGTTCAAGTTTAACGTTACGCCTTTTGTTGAAATTGATTTAAGCAATAAAGAACATCCCTCATGGATGACAAGATGTTTCCGGAATAATCGTTTTACTGTAATGATTAACGATGCTTGCAAAATGACTGGCGGACACATTGCAATAAGGGCGATGGTCCAAAAGCATGACGCATTACCTATACATAATCATTGGTCTGAAATGCAGAATATAAAGAATAAGATATTCGGAGAGGAAACAATGGCAATTGAATATTATCCTTCTCAATCAGAATTAACCGATCAGGCTAACGTTTACTGGATGTTCATCTTTAAACAGGGTGTAATTCCCACAATAATTTAACTGAAATGCACATTTGCCACGGGGCAGATAAAAAATAAATTAACTTTAAATATGAAAGCAACAGATTTAAGATCGGGTAACCTGATTAAGTTCAAAGGAGTAGATGAAATACAGGTAGTTTCATGCCTGAATTATCGGACTGATGAGATAGGTACATTTGACAGGCCTCTGGGAAAATCATCCCTGTACGAGTCAATCCCCATGACCGAAGAATGGCTGCTAAAGCTTGGGTTTGAGGCTAAACAGGAAAACGGCTTTGATTTCGTGCTAAACATCAGCGCAGCCAAGCTGTACGCCAGGGCAAATTCTGGGGCGTGGTTCTTCCAGTTCAATGAAACGTATCTGGGCCAGCTGTTTACTGGTGTACACCATATCCAGAACTTTTGTGCATCGCTTGGCAAAGAGCTGGAGGTTAAGCTATGAAACCAGTCGTATGTAAACATTGCCAGGCTGTAGATAAGCACCATTCAATCGCCTGCTACTACCAGCTAAAGAAACCGATCAAGAAGTCAGCTGCCAGGCCAGTGAAGATCAAAGCAATCAAAATAAAGCCCGCTAAGCCACGATCGGTAAGTTTGATGGATAGACCTTTACCCTGGTTGCTTAACAGCGCTCAAGAGTGGTTTAACAAGTACATCCGGCTAAGAGATAGTAAGAACGGAATGTTTAAATGCATATCATGTGGAGCTTTTAAATCAAACGATCAGCTTAACGCTGGTCACTTCTATTCGGTTGGAGGACATTCATACCTCAGGTTCAATGAAAAGAACGTCCACGGGCAATGTATCAAATGCAATTGCCATGAGCATGCTAACCTCTTAAACTACCGTAAGAACCTTATCAAAAAGATAGGACAGGAAGAAGTAGATAAACTCGAAGCTTGGTGTAAGTTCAGCCACAAATGGGATAAGATACAGGTCATAGCTATAATTCAATTGTATAAGAATAAATGTAAAACTGATTTTTTGTAACCAATCGGTAACATATATGTTACTAATCCGTACATTTGAGTTAGCTAAATAAAACAAGGGATGATAAATGTTCAATTCAAAACAGAAGTAAACGGAGTTATAGAGTGTAACTGCCATCATGTTACTCCTGATGGTTATTATGTGATTATTCACTTTACAAAGAATGTTTCTTGGAGAGTGGAAGGGTATAAGGTTAAACAAATAGGGTAAACTATGGCAAAACAACCTAAGAAAAAGGCAGTCGCTCCCAAGGAGAATGGCGGTAAAAAAAATAAAGGAGGCAGACCATCACCTTATAAGCCAGAATATGCTGACCAGGTTTATAAGCTTTGTTTATTAGGGGCTATAGATAAAGAAATAGCTGATTTTTTTAATGTAACAGAATCTACTTTGAATTTATGGAAGCTAAAACATGACGAGTTTTCGGAGTCCATAAAAAGAGGCAAAACATTTGCGGATGCAACGGTTGCATCAAAACTGTATCATAGGGCAAGCGGATACGAACATGAAGATGTTGATATAAAGATGTTTGCTGGTGAAATTATAACCACTAAGTTAATTAAGCATTATCCTCCTGACACTACAGCCGGAATATTCTGGTTAAAAAATAGACAGCCTGGAAAGTGGAGAGAAAAGCAGGAGGTTGAACATTCAGGGGACTTAGGTATAGTTTGGAAAGAGGAAAAAACATATGAAGCTAACCCTGAAACAAACCAGGGCGATTGATTTCCTGGAAGATGATGTAACCAATGATTTATTGTTTGGTGGCGGAGCAGGCGGGGGCAAGTCTGCTTTTGGTTGTTACTGGCAGATAAAGAGGCGGCTTAAATATCCAGGCACCAGAGGTTTAATAGGTAGGGCTGTTTTAAAAACTCTTAAAGATACCACCTTAAATACATTCTTTCAGATAGCTTCCTTACAGGGCTTAAAATCAAATTACCATTACATCTATAACGCTCAGCGTGGAATAATAACTTTCCCCTCAACTGAAAGCGAAATAATATTAAAAGACCTTGCGACCTATCCCTCTGATCCAAACTTCGATGAACTTGGCTCCCTTGAGATCACAGATGCGTTTGTTGATGAGACAAACCAGATAAGCAAAAAGGCATGGGACATTACTAAATCAAGGATAAGGTATAAGCTTGATGATTATGGCTTGATCCCTAAAATGATGGGATCGTGCAATCCTGCGAAGAATTGGGTGTATGGTGATTTCTATAAGCCGTATAAAGACGGTTCGCTGCCCGGTAATCGACAATTCATACAAGCTTTATTAAGCGACAATCCGCACATATCAAAACACTATCGTGACAACCTGCTTCAGCTTGATAAAAACAGCTTAGAACGTTTGCTGCACGGCAACTGGGAGTATGACGATGATCCAGCTGCTTTGATGACGTTTAACAAAATAATGGATGTGTTTACTAATACATTTGTTTTACCAGGAGAAAAGTATATAACAGCGGATATCGCCAGGTTTGGTTCTGATAATACAGTCATTGGGGTATGGTCCGGATTGAGGTTGATCAGAATAGTTACTATTGCAAAAAATAAGGTAACCGAGGCAGCAGACAAGATTAAAGAACTTTGTAATACCTATTCCGTGCCAATTAGTAATGTGATTGTAGATGATGACGGAGTGGGTGGCGGTGTTGTGGATATACTTGGATGCGAAGGTTTTGTTAACAATAGCAGCCCGCTGCCCAATAAAGAAACAAAGGAGCCTGAGAACTATAATCACCTTAAATCGCAGTGTTATTTCAAAATGGCTGAGTTGGTAAACAAGAATGAATTGTTCATTGAAGATCATACTTTCCGTGACATAATCATTCAAGAACTTGAACAGGTGAAGCAGCATAATATGGATAAGGATGGCAAAAAGCAGATTATACCTAAGGATAAAGTAAAAGAACTGCTCGGCCGGTCACCAGATTATTCAGACATGATAATGATGCGCATGTGGTTTGAACTTATTACCAGGCACAACTTTTTTACTTTTTAGTGTAACATATATGTTACATTTGTGGTAAAAGCTTTACATTTATATCATGGCTAATCTTTTATACAACGTTAGGACGGCAATATCAAACTTTGTCGCGCCTAAAAAAGCATTGACAAATGCATTTAATGAGGCGTTCTTTTCGTTGCTTGGTGCTGGATGGACTAAATATGATGCAAAAGGCATAACCTACATTGATAAGGGATATAACGAAAACCCTGATGTATTTGCGATTGTTAGTCAGATAGCCAGAAAGTTCAGTTCTGTTCCTGGTGTTTTAAAAGAGGTTAAGGATAAAAAGGCATCTAGGCAATTAAAAAGTCTTTATAGAAAACCATTAACGCCACAGGAATCCATAAAAAAGATAAGACTTGAAACAAAGGCTTTTTCGGTTGATATGGAGGAAATCGAAGATCCACTTGAAAGACCAAATTACTACCAATCAGAAACAGAATTTAAGGCCCTATGGGAAACATTCATGTTAACTACTGGAAATGCTTACCAATGGATGCTTTGCCCGGAAGATGGGGTTAATGCCGGACGTCCGCTGTCCAGATTCTTGCTGCCTTCTCACTTGATGCGGATAGTGCTAAAAAAAGATGCTGATTTAGACTCTTTAGAGAGCCCTATTGATTATTACATGCTGGTTATAGGGAATTCATACATAGAGTTTAAAGCTACAGATGTTATTCATTCTAAATTCCCTAATCCGAATTACGATTTGTCTGGATCGCATTTGTATGGCTTATCGCCTTTACAGGCTGCAAATCGTGATGTGCAGTTGAGTAATCAAACGATAGATCATAACAATAGTACGATGAAAAACGGGGGTGTGTATGGGTTTATTCACGCTAAAGACGGACAAACTCCATTAACAGAGACACAGGCTACCGAATTAAAATCAAGGCTTATTCAGATGCAATCAGCTCAGGAAATTTTAGGCCGTATTGCCGGTGCGTCTGCTCCGCTTGGATTTACCCAAGTAAGTGTTGATACCGACAAAATGCAGCCACATACATATTCAGATGCAGCACAAAAGCATATTGCAAACTGTTTAGGCTGGTCAACATTATTGCTTAATACAGATGCTAAGTACGACAATCTGGAAGCCGCATGGCAAATGGCTATATCAAATCGAATATCTCCCGATCTCGCCATTTACGAAGATGGATTGAACACTTACTACTATCCGCGATTTAAAGAGCTTAGAAACGCTGAGATTCATTTTGATGTGTCCGAGTTGCCAGAAATGCAAGGGGACATGAAAGAGTTGTGTGAATGGATGGCTATTGCTTTAGATAATGGGGCTATAACACCTGACGAGTTCAGGATTGCATTAAAATACCCGGGCGTTGGGACACCAGAAATGCAAACCCATTTCCTTAAGACCGGATTAACACCTCTGGCAGATGCGATCATATCACCGGAGCCAGCTACACAAGCCTTTAACATTGACTAATGACTAACAATGAATACCGATCGCAATGGCTTAAATGGCAGGGATCATACGAGCGGTATGCTTATCGTGTATTCAAGCGATCATTGTCTCAATCTTATGCTGGGTTAAATGTTGACAATATCACCTACGACAACTTTAGAATACAGATACCATTAAACATTCAACAGAAGCCTATTTACGAGGCCTATTTGCTGATTTATAAAAGAGTTGGCCTTACTCATGGTCGTAGGGTAGGCAACGGGATTAATCGTGAAATAAAACGGTTCAGCTATGATTTATTTTCTACTAAATTTCTGGAAAATATCATAGAATGGGTTAGGGATAACTGCGCGGTCCAGATTGTTAGCACCACACAAACAATGGCCAAGCGAATACAGCGGCTTGTTGAAGTTGCTCTTGATGAAGGACTAAGTGTTCAGAAGATGCAGGCTTACCTGCGTAAAAAGTTGGATGATCCAAATTTTACCAAATACCAGGCCACTAGGATTGCCAGAACCGTAGTAGGTGGAGCGGCTAATCACGGTGCGGCTGTGTCTGCAGATGAGTCGGGTATAATGTTGGATAAGGTATGGATATCAAGAAAAGACAACAGGACCAGGAGAATACCAGAGGATCAGTTCGATCATGTTCAAATGGATGGCGTTTCGGTCGGCCAATACGAAAAGTTTGAGGTTCCTTCTAAACTTGGTATTGAATTACTTGATAACCCTTGCGACCCAAAAGGATCAGCAGGGGATGTAATCAATTGCAGATGCGCTGTAGCTTATAGGCCAAGGCGCGATGAGAATGGTTTTGTTATTACCAGGTAACTATTTATATTTGATTATGATAACGCCAGAAGAAAAAGATATACTGCTAATATCGCTAATAAACAGCGAACAGCCAGTAACTATAGATCGCGATTTTTTGAAAGACAAAACAACAAACGCTGAAATAATTATTAACCAGTTTGTCTCTCATGGGCTTGTTTCTGTACGACAGAAATTTGGCAATGGCATGAGAATAATCCAAGTGGAGGCTAACGCACACGACTTGTTAAACCGTGGAGGATATAAGTTCAAAGAGGAAATATTCATTAATAATTTGACCAAGCTAGATTTAGAAATAAAAAAATTAGAAAAAGACCTGCCCGCTGATAAGTTTGATATAATTACAAAAGCAATAGGGGCCTTAGCTTCTGGTGTGGGGATCTATACTGGACTTACTACTTAATTAAATGATTAATACTGATTTGTGGGTTGTTCTGACCCCATCTGTAAAGGTGAAAAATATAAAGTCCCTGAGCAATACCTATTTTACCGCCAAACTTTAATACTTTACTGCAAAACACACGGTCAAATATGATATCGTGCGCCGGGAAGCCGCCAACTTTTGCCCATACTGATTTATGAAACATCATACAAAGGCCTGCAACTAAATTTGTAGGCTTTACAGTAACATTGTGGTCATTCCATGCGGTATAAGCCATAAATATGTGCTTACTTATGTCTCCCTCTGTAAATTCTCCATACCATAGCTGTTCTTTTACGCCTACCCTGTTTGTCATACAGCCGATAAGGTCATAATCTGGGTTAGCCTCAATTATCTGCCTTATCTGCCGCCCCCAATCGGACGTTAGAAACATGGTGTCACCGTCTCTAAGCACGATCCAGCAGTCATCTGGAAGTTCGGAAATTACCTGGTTATATTCACCTCCTATGTTTGGATAACCATGTCTGTGGCTATCGGTTGAAAATGGTGTGATGTATCTGATCTCCATTACTTATGTTTAAAATATGAGTAATTGTTTCTTTCGTTGGCTTTAAACCTGGTATTAATCTTAGGCCCGTGTTTTATCTTTTCATATCCTATCCAACTATAACATATATGTTGTAGAGCCGCCATATCAGTCATCTGACATTTTCCTTCAGTTGCAGCGTACATTTGCATCATTTTATCGCAGAAGTCAAGTACCTCGTCTCTGAATCCGCCAACAATGCCCGCATTAAGCAATGGCGCATGATAGAATTGCCTGTATGTTTCATTGAAAATTGGATGAGTGTGATGTTTTTTTAGCCAAAGATTATTGACAGTATTTCCAATCTCATCGCCTACATATAAAAAACCCTTGTGCATTTCCATGAATGGATTTTTAAGCATTTCTACATCAGTAGCATCAACACAAAACACCTGTTCAATTTCTGGGTGTTCCAACAGATAATCATGTATAGCAAACCAGCGCTGGAAATATGGGTTGATCTGTGCTTTTGTTTTTACAAAGGATACAGTGTTTTTAAAGCAATCATTGAGCACAACTATTGGACACTTGTTTTTAACACACGATTTTATAAGCGGCTGCAAAACATCCAGGTCAGTTACATAGTGTGCATTTCTTTGCGGATCTACAACGCCGGTAAAATACGTGGATATAACTATTCTTTCAAGAGGCTTATATGGTATGAAATGAGACGCTCCTTTCTCTGATTTATACTTTCGTTCATTTGGAGCGATACACTTCGCTCTGTCAGGACCGGGCACACTTCGCTTGGATGTCTGGTCCCAATCGTATGAGTAAAACAAATCAAGGCTGTTTGCCACGTCCATGAACGGCGAAGGCGTTAACCCAGCATTGTGGATTCTCATTGAATAGCCTACATGTTCATAGCCCCATTTGCCATAGGCTGGGTCCATACCCCCAACTATTTCAATACATTTCTTTGTTAAGAATAACATCAAACCACATGGCTCATGCCAGTTTATAATATTGCCGGTTTGGCCAGTTTTTTTACGGCCATTTGAAGTGCCATTGCTGAACTTATCGAATGAGAAACACAGGTGGTTTAATCCAGTCTTTATGTACTCTAAATGCCAGTAGTCAACTCTTGGATAAACATCATCGTCAAACAGGAAGTAATAATCAGCATCGCCCATAAGTTCCAGGCATTTGTTTTTTGCAGTCGCTATTCCCTGTGCATTATCAAATCTAAAATCAGCTTCTTTTACTGGATTATCGGAACCGTCATCGACAACAATCAGTTTTGCGCCATTAGGTAAATGCTTTTTGATGTTTTTATAAGTATCGCTAAACACTTCATAGCGATTATGTGTTGTGATGGCTATAGAAATTTTCATACATTCAAAAGTAACATATATGTTACTATTTTTCTTGCTTTTATCGAATATTGTATATATTTGCTTGTAACATATATGTTACAATGAAAGAGTTTGATGTTGTTTATGAGTTTGATGACAGGTCAGAGCAATCTGTTTTATTGGCTGATGACGAAAATCACGCTAGGCAACTAGCAAGCGAAGCAATGGGTGAGAATGGCGCAAATGATTTCTTGTTAACTGTGGAACATGGTAACGCCAACTGGATAAAAAGCCATAACATGATCGGATTATTGGAAGAAAAAGACAATGTAGGGTCAGTCAAAGATGTTTCTTTAGCTGACATGACCATTACGGGATATCTGGCGCACTTTGGGTCTGTTGATTACGGTAATGATATAACCGAAAAAGGAGCATTTACCAAGACGCTTTTGGAGGGTAAAGGCAAGCACTTGTTCTTGAACTTCCACAATTTCGATCAGCCTCACAATAAGTTTAGTGTACTTCAGGAGGATGATTTCGGCCTCTATTTCGAGGTTAAGATGATCAAAGATGTTTCTTACTCTATGGATACGCTTAGGCTTTACGATGCCGGTGTATTAACTGATCAATCGTATGGTTTTCATGCGGTAAAGAAGGTATTTGAAAAGAAAGAGGGTGTGACTGTACGCCGACTTAAAGAGGTTGTGTTTGGTGAGGGGTCAAATGTTGCGGTAGGGATGAATAAGAATGCAAAATTCACCGGATTTAAAGGTATGACCATTGAAAAGTGTAAGGACCAGGTATCTAAAATAATGAAGTTCCTGAGAACTGGAAATGTAACAGACGAAACATTTTTACAATTAGAAATAGGCCTCAAGCAATTACAGGCTTATTCTTTTGAATTAGGCAAACAAGCACTCGAAACTAAATCAGAGCCGGACAAAACCACTCTAATCACGTCAGAGCCGCAAGCAATAGAGATAATTAAATCATTTAGAAACACATTAAAAAATTAACCATATAATGGAAGATTTAAAACAAGAGCTCGAAACGCTTAAGGCTGATTTGAGTAAGAATTTTGAAACGAAGTCTAAGGTAGACATCCAAGCTGCAATCACTGAATTTGAAACGAAATCAAAAGGCATTTATGACGCTGAAATAAAAAGCATTAAGGATGATTTCGAGGCTAAATCTGCTGCTATGCAGGAGCATCTGGATAAGCTTGACATCAGATTGCAGGAAGCCAAAAAAGGCGAAAAACTGGAAACAAAAACCTTTAATCAGATTTTAGGAGAAACTATCCGTGAAAATGCTGATGCAATCAAAAACCATAAAACAGGCGAAATCCTAAAAATGGAATTAAAAGCGGTTGGTGATATGTCTATCGCAGCCAACTTCCCTGGATCAACTCCGTTTAATCAGGAAGTTCGGAACGCTTTAATACAAAATCCGTATGATAGGGTTTGGCTTTCTGACTATCTGCCACAGGGTAGTACGACCAAAGGATCTATCATTTATCCAAAAGAGAATGGTGGAGAGGGCGGTGCAGCTACCTGGGTAACTGGATCAGGAAACAAGGCCCAAATGGACTTTGATTTGACGTCGCAAAGTGCATTTGTTAAGTGGATTGCAGGTTTTGTTATTGTTGATCGTGAAATGCTTGATGATATAGAGTGGATTGCCAGCTACATCCAATCAAAAATGCTAATTAGCTTGAAGGTTGCAGAAAACAACTTCATCCTAAACGGAACGTCCGATAGTAACCCTGTTGACGGACTTCTTGATGTCGCCACTGCTTACAACGGAGATTATACAGCCGCGGTTGATAAGATTGTTGATGCCGCCTATGGACAGATACCAGTAGACACTTTTGAGTTCTATCAAGGTAACACAGCGATCTTTAATGTTCGTGATGCCGTTGCTATCGGTTTGAATAAAGCATCTGGGTCTGGCGAGTATGACTTGCCTGCTGGGTCTGTTTCCTATGCCGCTGGAAAACTATCCGTAGCTGGTTTGAATATAGCTACCACCACACAGTTGGGAGCTAATAACTTCCTCGCTTTTGACAGGATGGCAACATTGCTTGTGAATCGCCTTGCTCCTGAATTGAGGATGTTTGAGGACGCAGCGTTGGCTAAACAAAATAAAGTTATGTTCAGGATTGAAGAAAGGATTACTCTGGCGATATTCAATGATAACGCCATTGTTAAAGGTTCGTTAGCTCAAACAACGTAATTTTTTCATACGGTTTATATTTGGTTAAAACCTCGGATGGATTTCCGGGGTTTTATTATTTGTAACATATATGTTACTTTGTATTGGAAAAGTATTACTTTTATACTATGGAAGTAATACTGCTAAAATCACATGACGGAAATAATGCGGGAAGCGTTATTGATGTTACGCCGGAAAGAGCTAATTACCTTGTTAGTTGCAAAGTTGCTGCTTATACCGAAGGCTATGTAGCGCCAAATGTTCAGAAGCAAACAAAAGAGCAAAAGGCAAAGCTCGAAAAAAAGTAAGGCATGATTATTACCGAATATACTGACATTATAAGTCTGGCCCGCGCAAGGACATATTTGCGTGTGGATGATATGATGAATGAGGATGACGACGAAATCACGTCAATGATTAAAGCCTCATTCACTTTCATAGAGCGGTATACCTGCCATTTGTTTGGCTCCAGGGACTTGTCTCAGTTGGTGCCGCCAAAGATCTACAAGTACCCAATTAATTCAATATCCGGCGTTACAGAGGATGATTGGGATAATTACTACCAGAGAAACCTTGATTATTATTGCCAGGAGAATATTTCATCACGGCCGGTTTTAGTGAATTTTAATGCAGGATATGTCAATGTTGAAGATGTACCAGAAGATTTTATACAGGCTGCTTTACAGATCATCAAGGTCTGGTATTTCGAGGCAGAGAAGCAGGTTAATGAAACGTTGATACCGGTTTCAGTTAAACAGGTATTAGATACCTATAGAAGGTTCGTATAAATGAAAGCCAGGGAATACAATAAAAGAATTGAGGTATGGGAAACTACGGAACGAGTTTCTGATGGGTTTGGGGGATATATAGCAGGATCGCCTCAATTAATTTCTCGTTCCTGGGCAAAACTTGTAACTGAGGGATTGGGCCGGAAAGCTTATAGCTTCGGAATAATAGAGTTTAAAGATCCTTTGCTATTTCTTGTTAGGGGACGTAATGACCTGCCCTACAACGGAAGGAATTTATTTCTGGTATATAAAGGAGATAAGTACATAATACAGGGAATAAGAAATGAAAACTTACGTGATGTGGACACTGAGATTTTCTGTACAAAGGATGATCCTTTGACTGTTCCATATATAGGAGTAATAACAACATGAGCCGTTTAAGTGGCGCAGAAAAGCTTATCAAACGCCTAAATGAATTAGGCAAAGCAGACTTTGTTCGCTCAGAAATAGCGGCTGCGTCTTTTCAAATTGAATTTGATGCTAAGCAAAACGCAAGTTCAATTACAAATGCTCCGCCTGAAGTTGTTCAATTGATCAGCAGGTCAGTGATAAACAATGGCCTGACTGCCGTTATAAATCAGAATTCTTTACCAATGGGTGCGTATATTGAGTTTGGGACCGGAGGGCATGTGAAAGTTGCTGATGAATGGAGGGATATGGCATGGCAATTCTATGTCAATGGCAAAGGCAGGTTAAGGGCGCATCCATACATGTATCCAGCCTTTGTTAAAGGCAGAGATATGTTTATTAAATCATTAAGAGCTAAAATTAGACAACTTACAAAATGAACAAGAACCCTGACAAATGGATACGTAAGGAAGTAAGCGCCAGGATAAATAACGTGGACGTTGCTGGCCACATAATACCATGTGTTGATGTTAATTTTACTGGTGAAACTCAACCAATGTACTACGTAGCCATGAGTACTCAAACTAAGGTTGAGGCTAATTTAAACAAATGCAAGAAGCAGTGGGATTGTTCAATATTGCTAGACGTTATAACCAGGTATCCGGGCATAGGAAATACCGGAAGTAGGGTATTACTTAATGATATTGAAGAAAAGGTAATTTCATCAATGGTTGATTTTACTATTGATGGAGGATTTGAAGTTTATAGAGATATTGAGCTGGAAAGCTCTAGTGGATTGGATGGTCAGACGGACACCGAGACATATTTTAGGCAGCTTATAAGGTACAGGATAAGGCTTGTTGAATCATGACGTTAGAACAACAAGCAGAAATAAAATTCCCTATGCCGCCAAAAGCATGTCCCTGGAATAAGAAAAGAATATTATGGAAGAGAGAAAAGTGGATAAAGGAGCAGATCGCCAATAGTAAATAGTTAACAAAACAAAAGCCTAAAATATTTTATATATTGTAACATATATGTTACATTTGATTATACAAAATATTTAAACTATGGGATTTTTAAACGGAAGGACAGTATTACTGTTCATTGACACCGACACACCGATAACAACGGATCTGGAAGACGTGACCACCGCAGAAGCAAAACTAGTCGCCTGTTTAACTTCAAACGGTTTCGACGGTACAACTTCAGCTATTGCGACTACATCAAAGTGTTCAGGATCATTCGCCGAATCGCTTGATGGCGAAAAGGGATGGACGATGTCTGCTGAAGGTCAGGCCATTTCTCTTGATGGGCCAGGCGATGAAAGACTTAATCACAACGCCCTGTTCAAGCTATGGAGATCTGGGGCAACAGTCTGGGTTTTCATGATGGACACGGCTTCTCCTGTGGTTACAATGCGTTATGGATTGGCAAGGATAGACTCATTCAGTGATTCTGCACCTGACAATGAGGCTCAAACATTCAGTATTTCACTGACTGGAGTCGGCCAGCCTGGAGATCAGGATGATATTTCTCCAGTAACGACTTAGTTATGAGTAACCCAAGGATAACATTCGAGGTTGAAGGGGTGAAATACTCCCTATACTTTGGTATGGTGGCTACTCAAATTATAACCGAAAAATCAATTAAAGCTGCTGCGTCACAGGAAAAAAGCAACGTAAAGTCATTTGCTTATATTTTGTTTGGGGGGCTGTGTAATGCTGCTGAGTTGGTTGACGAAGCTAACCCGGATTTTGAGCAGGCTTATTTACTTGCTGAGGTAATTGCCGGGGATGATGATTTGACCTCTAAAATATATTCAGCCTGGCAAGAAAGCAAACCTCATAAAGAATTGATGGATAGGCTAAACTCAAATAAAAAAAAAGCAGGAAAACAGCCAGGCAAAAACCAGAAAACTGGAATGAAATAAAGGCGTTTGCTTTTGGTGAGTTAGGGTTAAAGCCCTGGGATTTTGCAAGGCTTTCGCATAAGGATTATGTGATTTTGTGTATAGGTCATATAGATAAGTCACGCCGATTAGAAGCATCTGAAAGAAGATTGAACTATCACATTGTGAAAGGCTGGGCTGATCCTAAAAAGTTCACACAATCAATGGAGCAGTGGTGGCAAATAGGAGATGAGGTTGAGCGGAAAATAAGAGTCCCAAGTAAAGCTAAACTTTCAAAACTTGAACAACAATTTAGAAACCTAGGTAAAAATGGCTAACGAAAAACTTTCCATAGAATTAACCGCGAAAATCGATGGACTCAGGGATAGCTTTAATCAAGCGATCCGTGAGGTTAATTCATATGACAAAGAAACTAAAGCTAAGTTAGCATCTGTTGATAAAGGTTTTGCCCAATTGGCTAATGATATTGATAAGGCAATGTCATCGGCCTCTGTATCAACGAGTAAAGCTTCATCACAAATCACTAAGAGTCTTGCCCAGGCGGCCCAAGCAACGGCAGCTGGGGGTAAATCTATAAAGTCAGGTTCAGATCAAGCTGCAAATGCGTTGACAAATCTAGGTAGAGTGGCTCAAGATGCGCCATTTGGATTTATAGGGATACAAAACAATCTAAATCCTCTATTGGAGTCATTCCAAAGGTTAAAGGCGGAAACTGGAAGTAGCGGAGCAGCACTAAAAGCATTGGGTCAATCTTTAATAGGCCCTGCAGGAATAGGCATAGCATTGTCAGTAGTTTCTTCTGCAATCATTCTTTATCAACAATATCAACAGAGGGCAAACAAGACTATTGAAAATGCCAAAAAGACAACTGACGATTACATCAATACATTGGATCAGTTGTCTCAGGTTCAACTCAAAGGTGCACAAAACGCGCAGAGGGAGCTCACAGAACTCGCTTCTTTATATCAGATATCTCAAGATGCTACCATATCAATAAGGCAAAGAAAAGATGCGGTTGACGAACTACAATCTCAATACCCAGCTTATTTCGCCAATATCAAAGATGAAACTATTCTTAATGGCGGTGCAAAAGAGGCTTATGACAGGCTTACTACTGCAATTATAGCTACTGCAAGAGCTAGAGCCGCTCAGGATTTAATCACAAAAAATTCCAGCAAGCAATTAGAGAACGAACAGAAGTTAATTGACCTTGAAAGTGATAGAGTTAAAAAAGCAAACGAGCTGGCGCTAGCTAAAAAAAGGGAAGCCCAAAATGTGGGAAACAGCGATATTCAAACTGGCAGTGCTGCAGACGCGATTGCAGCTGCTAAGGCCAGTCAATCGCTAAAAGGAATTATAAAGGAACAGGGGCAAATCAAAGCTGAAAATAACAAGCTAGATCAAGAAAATTTAAGACTTACAGAACAAATAACCAAAGAGGTTAAGAAGGGAGCTGACCTTGCTGGCAAAGTAGGTGATTTGAAGAAAGTTAAAATAGAGGCGCCTAAAATTGGAAAACTTGGTACGGGGGGTATTTTCGGAGATTTAGGCCTTAAGGCTTTTGAAAATATTAATTTATCAATTATAACCAAGCCTTTAAAAGAAATTAGAACTGAAACCGAGTTTGCCGTCGCGGCTCTTAAGGGTAATTTTGACTATACAAGTCAACAAATTGAAGATTTTGTATCTAAGTACGGGAGAAGCGCCGTTGAATTATTGGACATAGCGCAAAAATTTAACAGCGATTTCAACCAAATAGCTTTTGGTGGTATAACAGATACGTTAAGTTCACTTGGATCAGCTATAGGTGAGTCATTTGCTAATGGATCAAATATATTAGAAGCTGCAGGTCAATCATTATTGTCGTCACTTGGGGGTATTTTGGTTGAATTTGGAAAACTTACCCTGGCAGCGGGGGTTGCAGCAACAGCTTTAGGTCAGGCGCTTAGAAATCCATTAAACCCAGCGAATGCGGCGCTAGCCATTGGTGCCGGTGCGGCATTGATAGCCATTGGGTCTGCTATTAAAGCATTCAGTGGTAAAGTTGGTAAAAGTAATAGTTCGGGCGGCGCTGGAAAAACAGACTCAAAATCCATCCCTCAGTTTGCGTCGGGGGTTCAGAATTTCGGGGGCGGCTTGGCATTGGTAGGAGAGCGGGGACCAGAGCTTGTAAACCTTCCAACTGGATCAAGTGTAATACCTACCGGCCGTACAGAGCGAATGATGCGAGGCAGCAACAGTTCTGTTGTGGTAGGTGGTGAAATGCGTATTTCTATGCGGGAACTTGTAGTGGCTTTACGCCGGGAAGAAAAACTATTAGGGAGGCTCGGATAATGGCTTGGGAGATAGAAAGAATAGGAGTTCGAGCAAGCGGTGCTTTTTCAAAGTGGGCCTACAAGCGCGTTGTGATAGATGAAAATGGCGAAGTTTATGCCGAAGGTATACCAGGCCAGAGGGATTTTAATCTTTCAATCAATGACTACAAGTATACTGATAGAAGGTTCCGACCAGGTGATTTGGTGACCGAATTCTGCAATTTCAACACCCACACCTTTTTCAGGGTATATGCGCAGAACGAAAATCCATTCGTTTACGTGGAAACTGACATTAATCAACCAAAATGCGGATATCAAGAGCCTTTACCTGAGCCAGCGGTTCCGGTTAATCCTTTCGGAAATCCTGTTTATGGTCCATATAGAACCTTCGACTATTGCGATATTGAAGGGCAGCTGGTAGAAGTTGTCATCGAAGCTAAGAATTATGACGGTGATGTTTTCCCAATTGAGATAGGAGGTAAAAGCCCGGTCGTATTGTCTTACAAAGAGGTTGACAATAAGTTCGATCCAATTCGCCCTGTAGAAGCTGAGCTGTCATTTATTGAAACCAATAATTTTGTGCTCGATGAGTTTTTCAACGGGGATGAACGGGCATTCAGGGTTACAGCATTAAAGAACAGTAAAATACAGTTCAGAGGGTACATCATACCTGATAGTTGTGCTGCGCCTTTTAATGCGCCTCCTTATCCGGTATCAATAAGAGCCACCGACGCTTTGGGCGGGCTTAAATCAGTTACATACCCTGTGCCAGTTGGCAGTCTTTCTGAGATACGACAGTCATTCGTCGATATCCTTGCTTACTGCTTTGCAATGACAAATTTAAACTTGAACATAGTTACAATTTGCAATGTATACGATCCTTTGATGCCGACGGGATTAAACGATGACCCGCTTTCGCTGGCTACTGTTAACCCGTTGCGACTTTCAAAAGACAACGGGACAACAATGACTGTATATGAAGTTCTTGAACAAGTTGCAATAGCCTGGGGAGCATTCATAGTGCAGGTTAATGGTGAATGGAATTTTGTAAGGATAGATGAGCTGAGCAAGGCATCAATAAGGCGAAGGACGTATAACTACAAGGGACTGTTTTTATATGCTGACAATTTGGATAACAATAGAATTGCGGGGGCTGCAGTATGATAGTTTACTCATTTGACGGTTTTTATAATGGTGGAGCATCTGGCGATTTCGTATTGATTGATTACGATCTGGATGCTGGGGTAGTATCAGCTATTACAAGCGTTGGAAGTTTCCCGCAAATTGTTTACGAAAATGTTTCACCAGCGAAAGCCGAAGGTGATGAACTATGGCGAAGTACTATTAGCGGTAATATTGTTTCAGTAAAATGGACGCCTTATTTTCCGTTTGGCTATGCGACAACGGAAGTTGATCCTGATCCCCCAGTAGAAGTTATTACGATCAATAGCATAACGGTTACGCCTCAGACTGTTCCTGGCACTAACGATGGAACCGCCACGGTTAATGCCAGCGAAGGGACGGGACCATATCAGTATTCGATTAATGGAGTCGATTACCAATCAAGTAACGTATTTGCAGGCCTGGCTCCTGGAACGTATTCCGTTTTCGTTAAAAGCGCAGTAAACCCTGTTACCTCTGGTAGTTTCACTATTGCTGCCGCACCATACGTAGATCCACCTATAGATCCTGCGATTAAAGACGTAGTTGTCCTTGCTGGCGGTGAAATAAACATACAAAACGCATACAAACGAGTAGAGGTATTGTCTGAGTTTGGGAAAGTACCTTCCTTACTGTACAATGGAAACTTTGAAGATTGGGATGGCCAGAACTTTAATTTCTGGACCAGGTACGGCGGACTTGATTTTACCAGAGTACAGAGAACTGTAACAAATACCAAAGGAGAAACTATACCTATTCAAAACCACGCGATCAGGTTTAATGTAAAGGCAAATAGCGGGAAATACCTTGAGTCGGCTGTAATTCCTTTTCAAAAAGGAGACCAGGCAAAAGTTCAATTTAGAGTAAGCAAGGTAACTGATGTTACGGAATACAGCTATATAGAAACCAGGTATATCGGCCCGGTTCCATATCCGGTTGGACATAATATAAAGACTTTTTACGCTGCCAAAATCCGGTTCAAGATCGGCAATTATTACTTGTATAATGAAAATTACGGTTCGTCATTTACCTGGACAACAAATTTGGCCACAGTAAGTATCCCTATTGATAACAAAACCGGCGATCTTAATACTTACTCAATTAGCTTCCAGGTGCCTGAGTGTCCGGAAACAGGAAACCTTTTCATCCAGTTATATGGATTTGAAAAGGTGATTATGGATTCCTGGGAAAGCCCTGTCAGAAGTGTGGGGTCAGGAACGAATTATACTGTGTTAGACGAGTATCAGCCGGTGACTATGGATGATATTTCTTTGTCAAAAAGCAGCCAGAGTGGAGACAACGATATTGTAGGCTTGCTGTCTGTTTCGGAAAACTTAAGGTACTATACAGAGAAACCTGATCAGTTTAAAATACTGTTTGGAGATTATTTTAATTCATCAGCTGGAGCAAGTGCATTGAGTAACCTATACGCGATGAAAGTAGGCAACTCTTATACTTCTGGTTGGTATGAGTACGGAACTACAAGTTCACCAGTAGCGTTTGGTCTTATGTTAGCAAAATCAATATTAAAAGCTTATCAGAAGCCATTCAGGTTTTGGTTAGGCGATTTAAAGTTGAAGCCGCTTGCGCCGGAATTTAGCTACTTAAACACTTTTAATTTCGATGTTCCTGGTCAGGACAAGTTCAGCAGCAAAGTGTTTGCTCTTCTCGGAGGCGAGATAGATTTAAAAAACAACACAATCAGTAATGTAAAACTCGCTGAGGTGTTTGATAAGCCCGCCAAATCAAATGATGTTACCGTACCTAATTATCCAGGATCAGAGTCACCTGTATTTGTGCAGGACCCTAACGGAGAAGATGCCAATGGAATATTTACAGATGAATTTACACTTGAATTTACTTAAAAGATGAACTATCAACAGCAAATAGACGCATATAAAAAACTGGTTATTCAAGCGGTTGCCAGCAAGGTTTCAGAAGACAGCATAGACCCTGGAGATGTTGCATCTATTGGGCTTCAAATTGCTGACATGCTGTTGCCAATTATAAATACGATAAATGATTTTGGTATAACGGGTGGTACATTACCGCCAAACAATGTCAATGGCATCGATTTGGACTTATATATTCAAGGCGGAACATCGCTTGTTTTTTGGAGAAAACGTAGCGGTATTTGGGTAGCGGAAGCTTCTGTTGAATTAGGAATACAGATAGTAGACGGTAATATAACCCTTCAGGCAAGCGTAAACGAGCAGGTTGTTACTGTTTCTGCTGGCAGCTGGGGAATAAACAATATTATCTACAGCAAGGCAACGCAAACTCAACTCAACCTTACTGCCGCAGATTTAAACTTTAATAGGATCGATACTATTGTTGCTGACGCAACGGGTGCAATATACCTTTTAAACGGTGTAGCCAGTTCAAATCCAAACCCAGCAGCTTTACCAGCAAATTCTATTGTGGTGGCATACGTGTATATTCCATCTTCTTCAAGCGGGGATTTACCATATATATCAGACAGTAATTCGCCTCCTGTACCTATTTACGATGTGCCTAAACCCTGGACGTCCGAACCTACTCCGTTGGATGGATATAGATCATTTATCATTGATGATGTTGAATACTTTTTCCGAAGTCTGGTTGAGGGAAACACCTCTCAGCCGTCAATCGAAGCATCATCAGGAGCATGGATACAAACAAACTTTTACGGTTTTATAAGTACGTGGTCAAGTTTTGTCCCTTATAATGAAGGATCATTAGTAACTGGCGATGCAAATACAAAGGTCTATAAGTCTAAAGTGTCTGGAAATGCTGGAAACATACCGTCTGGCGGTGTAAGTACAGCTTACTGGGAGTATGTAGGTGTATATAAGGGTTTTTATAATCCAGGAATTTACGATGATGGGGATGTAGTAATTGCTGCGTCTGAAAGCAACAGGATTTACATATCAAATATTCCTGACAATGAGCAGCCGCTAACTGATGTTGTTGGTGCATCAACATGGAATGTTATAGGCGCTAAAAACTCTGGCTCAAACATAGGTTCAGTAGATAAACCATCAACAGGAGACTTAGACAACCCTACTGGCGTTTACACCTTCACTGATGAGGAACTTGCTTTAATAGGTAATGACCCTGCAGTATCTGCCTACGTAACATCAGATGATGCAGGAAACACAGTAGAAACATTCTATCCAGACATAACCCCGATCACCACAAAGGATTCAGATGGCAAGCTGATCAGCATTCAGGTTGACTTTGGAGAGGATGGGGGGATGATCAGGTTTACCGGGGCTAATGCCGGAGTTTCGCCAACGCCCGGGGGCGAAACTCCGGATGCTACGACTACAGTTAAAGGTAAAATTAAGCTGGCCGGTGACTTGGCTGGAACAGCTGATGCGCCTACTGTTCCAGGATTAGCCTTAAAAGCTCCTTTGGAATCGCCTGCTTTAACGGGGACACCAACCGCTCCAACACAATCTCCTTCAGACAACAGTACAAAGATCGCTACAACTGAATACGTCGATACAGCTTTGGATAACAAGGTAGATAAGGAAATTGGGAAAGGCTTGTCTGAAAACGACTATACCGACGCAGAGAAAACCAAGCTGGCAAATCTGTCTGATTACTTTAAAGGTCGATATGCATCCTTGGCAGCTCTGCAATCTGCTTTTCCTATTGGTGAAGATGGGGATTACGCCACGGTTGACACCGTCGGTGTGGATGCCATAACTTACATATGGGACGAAACAGATGCAGAATGGGTTCCGGGGAATCCTGGATCAGTAACAACCGTAAACGGTCAAACCGGCGCTGTAATCCTGGACGCAGATGATATTGGTGATGGTACGACAAACAAGGCGTATACAGCCACGGAGAAAACAAAATTAGCTGCGATAACAGGAACTAATACAGGGGACAATGCTACAAATAGTACTTCAAATAGCTATGCAGACGGAAAGGTGCAAAACAGCTTATCCTCAAGTACTACTGTTGCTCCGAGCGCTACGGCTGTTAATGTAGCTTTAGCAGATAAAGCCAACATAGCGGCAGCTCAGGTCACGCTTACAGCGTTAACGTTTACATCAGACAGTGTATCCGGAACAATATCATCACCCATAACTGGAAACTTAACAGGAGACGTTACAGGGGCTAAACTTGGTGTAACAGTACTGGTTATCCATAATAATGGAACTGAGCCAACCTTTGACAGCAAGTTCAAGAAGCTATCAGGTTCAGGTGATTATGTGACTGGCCAGGTGAACTACATCTATTGCCAGTATATAGATGCAACCCATATTGTTTACTCCATAAACCAATCGGCATGATACGTAGGATGATGATGTCGAGCCTTAAAAACAATCTAGCGCCAGTATTATCGCCAATACCAGGATGGCAAACTGATGGGGTAAACATTACCAATGTCAATGATTTTGCGCCGTCAATGATGGAAGGTAACGCATGGACTGACTACTACATACCATCTGGTGGTACTGGGATCATACGGGGGCGATCTGAATACGCCGTTTTTGGTCTTGCTGCTGAATCAGGTGAGATCGGATATGCGAGTATAGACTTTGGGGTATGGACCAACGGAGACAAACCTTCAACTTACAACGACAATGTCAGTAGTGAAACAGGGCCTGTAGCCGGGACAATTATCGTACAGATAAGGCTTGATGGAAGCTTAGTACACTTTGAATACTCAAACGACGGCGAGGCAACGTGGAACCCAATAATATCACCACTTACTCAACTCAATATACCCTATTACCCAAAAATAACATTTTACGATACTTCTGAGCGGGTTTACGACTTGGTTGGTAGCGGATATACAATTTAAATTTATGGCATACATAGTAGAAAACGGAAAAAGGATAAATTACGAAGCTCAGGATGGAAACCTGGTATTTTCGGATGGAAAGATTGCTGTACCGTCGGTATATAACATAGATCCAAAGCAGGCCTATAAAACAGCGTCAAAGCCAACTGGCCCGGTTATCATTACGCCAGGTGTAAAGGAGATTGGCCCTGCTGATCTGGTTAACCTAAAAGATGTAGAAAACCAGATCTTCAAATTGAAGCCTGGGATTTATACAGGTTCGAACAGGATAGCGAACCTTAAAAACGTCACGATTGATGGGGCCGGGAAGGTGTTGTTTCAAGGCGGCGCGCATGCTATAGATATTCTAGGAGCTATCTCAGGCCTAACCCTGGCAAACTTCAGCACGAAGGATGTTTCGGACAAGCAAATATCTATGGAGGACATTCACGAAAAACGGTGGAAAGACGGCCAAGGCGACTTTGTAGATGGTGTAAATCTGATTAACATCCACTCCGAAGGTGGAGGAAACCTGTTCCATGCCAACGGCGCTTTAGAAAAAGGGACACACCGGGGCCTTATCAAAGGGTTTACTATGCGCGGCTGTACAGTTAAGAATAGCGCTAAGCCCGGCATGGTAGTTTACCTGGGTAGCGCAATGGGGTATGACATTTCAGGCAACCTGATTGACAATCTTAATCACGATGATACAGTTCATAATGGATTGTTTATGCTTCGGGGCAATGGCCGGTTCTATGGTAACAAAGCGACCAATTACCAGGGTACATTTATGCGCGCATGGTTATTTAGTCACAATAGCACGCCTGATGTAGTGGAAATATTTAACAACATAGCTTATAACAGCAAAAAGTATGGGCCTTTTGAGTTACAAGCCGCGCCAGAGTTTCATGATAATAACTTCCGACCAGCCAATGCAAAGGTTTACAATAACACAGCTGGCAAGTTAAATACCTCTAAAGATTGGCATGGACAGATGCTGGATGTGTATAACACCGGAGGCACTTTGGAGTATTTCAATAACCTGGGCTTTGAAATGAACCGGTCGATAGGTGGCCCAAGTATCACAACCGGCATCACCGATATGATAAATTATGTTGGAGGTTCTCCAAATATCATCCGTAACGAAAACAATCGGTATTTCAACACGGCAGGAGAAGCCGTTACCGATACAATAAATTTTAAATCACTTATCAAAGGAATAGGAGCGCAATAATTATGAAACATTTAAAATTACTTATACTTTTTATCCTGGTCAATGCGTACGCATTTGGGCAGGGGAATCCGCCATCAGGCACAAAGCAGCTTTCAACTAATCAAGGTTACATCAACCCAGTTGACAGCACGATCTGGTGGAGGATCAGCGCCACAGGTGTTCCGTCATTTTATTACCAGGGCGTTCGGTTTAATGAGATGCGAGATAGTTTGAAAAAGTTTAGCACATCAGTAAACGTAGAGTCTTTCAGAAAGCCAGGACTTACTGACGATAAAATCATTCAAGATGCTATAGACTACGGAGGTAAGGGGTCATTAATAGTGCTTGGCAGTAACATAGTTTATAATATTGTCAATTCACTGCTTTTAGATAGCAATCAAGCTTTGATTGGTAAAAAGTCAGTATTAAAAAGGGGTAATTCTATTTTCACAACACTATCAAGCTCTGCTGGAGCTTCTTCCAATAGTATAACGGTTACGAGTGTCCCTAACGGATGGAAGCCTGGTGATCAGTTGCAGTTATATACCGATACGACAGCAAGCAAAAGTAGTAGTTTGAATTTAAGAATACTATCCATAGCAGGGAATGTAATTTCATTATCCAGGCCGGTTAACTCGTCTGTTGACGGCACAATAACAGTATGGCCTATGGGGGCCTATGTTAGAAAAATCTATTCATTAATAAGCTCAAAACACTTATTAGATTCTGTCAATGCGCCGTTTAGCGTTCACGGCGTAATATTTCAGGGGAACAAAGAAAACAACAATCAAAATTATTATTGGTATGCAAACCCTGCGGTAGTCATACGTGGATTTCAATCAGTGATTTCTAATTGCTATTTTTTTGACTCCCCAAATGAAACCATAGTTTCTCAAGGAGCGCACGTAATAGGAAATTTTGCCTATAACATTAATGGATCATTTGTTCATATCTCTGGGCAAGCAGACATAGAAACTCATGCATTCGAGCAAGAGAATATGTATATACAAAATAACTATGTGAATAATTCAAATATCATTTCAACTTTAATCACCGGACATTCTGAGGGAGTAATTACAAATAGCTTTAATGGAGGGAATGCAACGATTACAGGCAATAGGTTTTTTAATGGCGGGGAAGCCGTCTTAGGGGCTTTTTCTACTAGTAGCTTGCCTGCTCATATTGGGGTGGGGAGATTGGTTTATGCTGATAATTATGCAGAGAATTTTGACCAAATAATATACGAATTTTCCGGCGGTTCTGGTTCAATAGAGGGGAGCGTAACTTTTAATGGTGGAGAGTTTAACAACTGCGGTATTAACGACTGGTCTTCCGCTGCGTATTACGGAATAAGTGGGCAGTCAATGAAGCTCTCAGGAAATACAACTATTGTAAATTCTTCTGCACCAATTACGTACATAAGTAAGGATGATAACATAGTACTTAACAAGCTTACAAAATCTGGCAATCCCACTGAAACGTTTTCTTTTGTTGCAACTGGTAAATCCAGCGGGAATATAGTAGCTTTAGGTGCCGACTTAGCGGGAAATCCTGTTATGCAGGGCTATGACTCAACATTTACAACGCCTAAACAAACCTTTATTAATCCTTATGGTGGCAATGTGTGGTTCGGCGATGGGATTGATGATGGCACTGGCTCAAAATACCAGTTCTTTGGTAGCTTGAGTTTGTCGGGGAGGCTGTCACAAGGTACTAGAGTTTTATCTTTTTATCCCGGAAATGTTTCTAATATTTCTTTGTATGAGAGCGGGTCTACCAAATATGGCTTTGGTGTTCATGGTAACGACGGGTCTTTAGATATATCTGCGAATCAGGACGAAGGTAATATTAGATTTTTTAGCGGTTCTGATAATACATCCCCAACAGTACGAGCGATAATTACCAGGTATGGTAATTTATTGATAAACACCACGACTGAATCCGGAGACAAGCTTCAGGTTAATGGCTCTACTATATCTGCTCAATATAAACTATCTAGCTTAAACACAGCTCCTTCATCAGCTTCGGATACCGGAGTTGCCGGAGAAATAAGGATTACATCTACACATATATATGTCTGTACTGCTACAAATACATGGGTAAGATCTGCATTATCAACTTGGTAAACAATAAACAAAAGGCGCTCACATAAAACAGCGATGGCACAAATGGAACATCAGACGGCAGGAACAATCGGATCAACAATATCCCTAATATCAGCAGCAATTACTATAGTAACATCTGATTTGCAAGCATACATTTCAATAACCGCTGGAATGGTGGCGATCGCCTCTGGCTGCATGGCAATTAGGCATTACTACTATTCAACAAAAAAACTAAAGGGATGAACTCTAAAGCATTTTATGACAACATACGGGCAAACATTTTTGCCGGGTCAATCAGTCCAAAGCAATTTGAAGGGATAGAGGCTATAATTAAAGAATATAATAGGCTTTGTGTAAATGACCTGCGTAAACTTGCTTACATCTTGGGTACTGTTTTCCACGAAACAGACAAAACCATGCAACCTATAGAAGAATATACCAAAGGCGGCGGGCTGCCTTACGGGAAGAAATTTAAAATGGGGGGTGGCCCCGGGAAGCGAGTCCCTTATACCATTCCTGATAAGCTATATTATGGCCGGGGACACGTGCAGCTAACCTGGTATGAGAATTACCAAGCAATGGGTAAGCTGCTTGGGGTGGACCTTCTAAATAAGCCAGAATTAATGCTCACTATGGATGTTTCGGTAAAGGTGTTGTTTGAAGGTATGCTTAAAGGGCAGTCGAATTTCGGGGACTTCACCGGTAAATCTCTTGAAGATTATTTTACTCCAAATAGATCGGACTGGTATAACGCCAGGCGTATAGTCAATGGAACAGACGCGGCGCAGAAAATCGCCGATATAGCTCAGAAATTCTACAAGGCATTAATAATCGTTTGATATGAAATGGAATCCAGACAATTTTAAGGGCATACTGGCCACGGTAGTGGTATTATGCTCTTTCGCTTACTTCTTTGTAATCACATTCTTTGAAAGGAATGCAGATCCGCAAGTGATAATAGCGATAGTAGCTGCATTGAGTACTACTCAGCAGTACTACTTTGGTTCATCTCAGGGCGCAAATAAGAAGGATCAGATCATATCTGATGCAATCAATCAAAACAAGTAACAATTTAAAACAATATATTATGAGTACAGAGAAAACCATTTTTGGAAAAATCATCGCCGCTATTTTAAGTGTTTTTGCGAGCAACTGGCAATCATTTGTTGCAAAACTATGGACAAAAGTCCCGGCCGACTTGCAGAGTAAAATAAAAATAGGTGTAGAGGTCGTTGAGTTATTTAAAAACCTTGTAAATAGTCCGACTGCAGATGTTATTACTGCCATTATTCCTGGGCATTATGATGATGACATTAAGGAATGGCTCAGGGATTTATTGGAACGGATTGACTTGGATAAATACCTCCCATCCGAAGCGGGCCATCTTCATTTATTGGCTACATACATTAATAAAGAGGCAACGGGTTTATCTTTTGGACAAGCCTCGCTCACTACAGAGGTCGCATACCAAAATTTAAAAGCAGCTTAGACAGAAGCCCTTCAGAAATGAGGGGCTTTTTTCTTGCTAATTGTTTTAGTAATTTTGTTGTCCAATTTTACTGATATGGTAAGCTTAAAGTTTACAACAACCTATCAAGGTAAGCTAGTAAATGTTGAAATATCTCAACCGGCAGGCGCAGGAGGTGGGTTTCATATTAACATAGATAACCTATACTATGGTGTTGTGACAAAGAGGTTGGATGAATGGGCTGTAGTACCTCAACATGATCATTACTTTACAGAAGAACAAAAAGACTCTATATTGATCCGGCTATTCCAGGCAGGATTGATCGACAAATGCCGGTTGAAAGTTTTGAATATTGAAGATTACTTTAAAAAGTAA